ATGCCTCAAATCCCGCCAGCTTGGCGTCTCTACCATCTCCCTTGCCCTCGATGTTTTCTGGGCTTCAGTGCACGATAAGCTACAGGGTGCGCTTATCACCGACACAGATGGCAACCGCGACAAATTCCGCATCCTCATCGAACAGTACATCGAGTCGCTGCCTCGTGGCCTACGAGTGGGTATCAAACAACATAACCGCAACAATCTTGTTCTGCACAATGGATCAGTCATTGACTATCTTGTTGCCGGGACCCGGGGCAAACGGGGAAGTCTCGGAACGTCACGCGCCCTTAATTTCGTACATGCAACTGAAGTATCGAACTGGGGTTCTGCACAGGCGGATATCGCCAATCTGACCGCCTCCCTCGCCGAGAAACATCCGCACCGTCTCTACATCTGGGAATCCACCGCACGCGGCTACGGCAACGAGTGGTACGATATGTGCGAGTCGGCGGCCGATGACGGATTTACCCAGAAACTGTTCTTCCTCGGCTGGTACCTCAAGGAAGATTATTCCTTCGATCCGAAGTCCCCAGAATTCAAACGCTGGTGGGATGGACAGTTATTGCCCGAAGAAGACGCCATCAACAAGATGGTGTTCGAGGAAACCAGATACGAAATCAAACCGGAGCAATGGGCATGGCACCGCTATATGCGCACGATGAAGATCATGGACGAGGATTTGATGCGGCAGAACTATCCCTCGTCTGCCAAAGAGGCCTTCATTATGACTGGCCGCTCCTTCTTCCCGCTGAAAAGGGTGGAGGAGGACTTACGTTTCTTGCGCGACATCGAGGCACCCCTGAAAGCCTTCCGCTATCACCTTGGGGAGAATTTCCTTGCGACTGAAATGCAACCTGTGGACTCGACCAAGGATGCCGACCTCAGAGTCTGGGAAGAACCGCACCCGAACGGGATATACGTCATGGGGGTTGATCCTGCTTATGGCAGGAATGATTACAAGGATCGGCACGCCATCGAGGTATATCGTTGTT